AATACCTCTAAATGATTTTTTTACATTTTTTCCATTTGGAAGTGAAATTTCTGATCCTCTTTTTGCAGTTAAAGCAAACTGAGCAGACCTAAATACACCATCTTTATCTCTTAATCTAATAGTCATAGCAGTTGGATCTTTTGTAACAATTGATTTTGCAAAGTCAGGTGAAACAGCAACAGTATTTACTTGAAACTCTCCTTTTGGTAACACTCTTTGCAGTTGATCCTTAACAAATCCAACCTGGAACTCTGCTAAGTTTTGCAGTTCATCAATCATATAAGCTGCACTTTTATTTTCCCAGTCTTTCAAACTATCAACCATTTGAGCCAATATTGATCGTAGTCTTGCGGTTGTAGTTGGGCTATTGCCTTCTAAATCTCTTATTTTTCTTAAAACATCTAAAATTACTTCATTAAACTGACTTGCAATTTGAAACTGAACTTTGTTGCTGTATCTGTTTAGATCAATCGCTTCACGATAGAAAGCCTCTGGAACTGCCATTTATTATGATTCATCAGTTTGGGCTGGGGCTTCCATTTCGATCAGCCCACCAGATTGCGTTGCCTCTACTTCTTCCTCCACATCAAAATCATCACCGAGGATCTCACCACTGCTTAACTGTGTAAGCAATGTTTCCTGACTAATAGTACCAGCAGTAAATAGTTGAAGTAAACTTTGGATCTCCTGTGGTTCTAGTCTTGCGGTCACAAAGTCTCTATTAACAAAACTACTACCAGCATTAGGCTCATTCAAATACTCACTATGAAACTTGAGACAGTTATCAATCAAGTCTTGCATTTGTTGGGCAATGACCATCATTGTGCTGTCATTCTGTGATCGGTCTATTCGCTTGGCCTCTGCTGACTCACCTACCAATTTTTGACCCAGCACCGCAGCTAATGACAAAGTATTTATTTGATCTGCTATATCTTTGAGCCTTGTGAACTGACTGTCATAACTGTCACCCGATGGGCTGACATATTCCATCCTTGATTCAGGTGGTAATGATAATGCTTCATTCGGCCCTGTTGTTATTTCATCTGCATTTGGATAGCCAAAAACTGCAAGCAAGGGAACAGAACTAATGTGGAGAATATTATCAAGGTCACTTTGTATCTGGTAATGCTTGAGGTTCAGTTCCGCTATGTCATACAAAGGACTGCGTGATTCATACATCCCAACACGATTTGCATATGCAACAGAAAAAGGAATCTTATCTTTTATGCTCATCTCTCCTTCGTCATGTAATTTATATTCACCCTTATTATTTTTTCTATGGATTTCATATCTACCAGGCTCAAGCACTCTGATTTGTTTTACAAGCTTTTCCCCATACTTACCATCAGATTCAACCACTTGTTCCATCAATCGCAGTTGAGTTAACTTTCTTACACCATCAATAATTTCTGTCCTCCAGCCAAGAATATCTTTTGGCGCATAAGTAACCCAATATGGCCTTGCCTTTTCTCCATCTTTAGGTGCATCAACAAGAACACCAACATGACCAAAGCTAATCGCAACCCTAGCTGTTTGATATAACCAGACATTAAGATCATTACCTTCAAGGTCTACATCAAATAATTGCTCACGAACAAGGTCTGAAACATCGTCCAAGCGAATAGGCTTTCTGACCAGCATACCGCTTAACATTTTTTCGATACGCTGCAAATATGGCACTACTGTTGATCTTGAAAGGCGAACATCATATGAATCATCAGTTTCCCTGCTCTCTTGAGGAAGATATTTTCTATGTTCACTTCTAATTTTATATGTTCCCTCTTTCAAATCTTCAACCAAACCCCAAAAATTTGCCATTCTTTGATACGCAGCATTAGGACTTGCAACCGTTGTAGGAGCTAGTGTTACAGGCTGATTGTAAATATTCAGAGAGCTATACACGGTTTTTCCTCATAGTACCATTACTTTTAATATATTCTAATACCAGTTGGCTTGCCTGCCCTACCATAAAGCAAATTAAATTCACGATAAATTAAATACCCCAAGGCATCATTCATATGGTCATATCCATTCTGTTTGTCTGGATCTCCTGTTTTTTCATCGTAACTCTGCAACTCAAGACACTCAATCAAACGAGTGCAACGGGCATGAATCTCCAAACGTCGTTGGTTTTTGCCGTTCTGTAGTAACGCATTGACGGTTGCAACTCTATCTTTGATAAAGGGGTTGCTCTTGAGAGCCATTGAACTGAAGCCGTAACTTTCGAGAATTGCGATGTCTGTCTTTGATGCATTGATCGTTGAACGTGCTGAACCACTTGCGTCTGGGTAAACTAATATTCTGTTTGAAGGGTAGCGTCTTTTAATTTCCTGTGCCAAGGCATCTGTATCATTTTGTTTTGATATTTCATCAATAATTACTAACTTGTCTCCATCTCTTACACCAATGACACAGTTGCAGTTCATTACGTTGAAATCTATACCGCAAAGTAAAGTTTCCATCTTGATGTCAAACGGTATTTTGTTGATAACGTGATGCTCTCTGGAGAATCTATTATAGACCTGTCCGCTGGTTAAATTGACCCATTGTCCAAGCAAATAAGCCTTTATTAACTGTGGTGGATAATTTTCTTCGAGAGATGGAATAAACGTATCAGGAAGATATGGATTATCTTTTGTCTTTGCCTGGATCAGTCCTGTATCAGATTTTTTATTCTTTTCAAAGGTTTCAAATGCCCAGCCATGACCTTCGGGAGTTGTTGTTGCGTAGAACTGTTGAACATTTCCAGACCTAAGTCTTGCCAATGCCATATTCATTGCCTGTTCTGCATCACGTTTTGGGACAGTGTCTGCCTCATCAAATCCCACTGCACATAAGTTTTGGCCTCTTAATCGTTGATATGTGAGCATTGTTCTGAGCAGAATAGTATGAGTTCCCTCTGCAAATTCCAAGTTGTACTCAGGTAATGGTGATGCTCTGAATGTGTAAGGAATCTGCCATTGATCCAGTAGTTCATTCATTGTTCTCTGCAAAATATCTCTGAGCATTGGCGCAGTCGGTTCAAATATTGCTGACACATGACCAACATTGAGTGCTGCCAGTATGCAAGATTTTGAAATTAAAGCGTGAGTTTTACCAGCACCAAAGCCACAGACAAGAGCTAATTTTCGATGATCAAGGTCATCACAAAACTTTGATTGATGCGGAAGTAAATCTTGTGATATACGTTCTATTGCTTCATTTGCTGTCGGTAAATCATAAGCACCGATTTGATATAAAACTTTTCCAGGTTGAACTGTATCTAAAATGCTCACGAAATAATCTGTGCAAGTTTAGCTGCTGTATTAATCGCACCAAGAGCAATATGAAGATGACCTTTTTCTCTTGCTTCCACTTGAAGCGTTGCAGCTTGCGCTAAAAGATTTGCCACCATTTCAGGTCTTTCCATATCCCAGTCGGCCTTCATCTCTGCTCTGACGATCTCTAAATACTTATCTACAGACTTATAACCAACCCCCCACTTTTTAGAGGCATATTCTATGCAATCAGATCTACGGCCACCTTTAGCAATAATCTTGCCAAGTTCTCGTGACCTCATGAGAGTTTCTATTTTTGTACCTTTTTTAGCCATTACATAGATGTTACACGCAAAAGCGAAAATATGAATATTTGTGTAATTTGAGACTCATTTGAGACTAGGGGTTGTTCCCACGTTCCCAAGTGTTCCCAGAAGTGCTTAAGACTTACCTAACCCTATATATACACCTATATTACCTATTATTATATTTATATATAAAACATAGAGAACATAGAGAACATATATATATAAGTTAGTGACAGAGGGCGTTTTAACCGTTCCCAGTAGTGAGAACAGAGGTGAGAACAGGTGAGAACCACACCCATTTAGGTGTTCCCTCTATTCGTTTTCTTTTGCGTTCATAGTGTAAGGATTTAAGAATAGATGAGACAGTCATCGTATCAGATTTAGTTTGTCTTTCAACAGGTTTTTCTATTGCTTCAGATAAAAGAAGCTCAATTGTTATATCCTTTACAGCATTGGAAGGGTCATTTAAATATTTAGTAATGACAGATAACCAAGGAGAATCCACCATGTAACCGAGATTTTCTTTTTCAATTTGATTTTCCTGTTCATATGATAAAAAGTGAGATTCTTTATTTTTAAAGGCATGAACGCCAGCGGCCCAAATACTGTCTCTCTCCAACTGAAGGGAGTCAAGATCAATAGATTTTGTATTACAGGGAATTATATGAAATCTTCGATTACCTGTGTCATCTATTAGCAAACCTGATTCTTTATTAGTTGATCCGACAATAATGCCTCTTCTTGGCCATTCTTCAACAGCTTTACCGTATGGCACTCGTAAGAGGTCAGTTGACCTTGATAAAAAGGCTTTTATTGTGCCTGCGTGTTTTCTGGATGTAACTCCATCAATTTCTGACCATTCCATTCCCCATGAACGGTGGAGAACAAGTAGATCATCTTTAGAAGAAATATCACCGAGGGCATCTGAGAAAAAAGGGCCGAATAATGTTTGCCAGAATGATGATTTCTTTATTCCCTGCGAACCTTGAAGGACAGTTGCCGAGTCATGCTTGCAACCTGGAATATAAACTCTTCTTACTGCATTTATGAGAGTAAGTTTCAGCATTACATCGTATATTGTGGGTTCTTTAAGTTTTTGATCTTGTGGCCTTAGATATGTTGAGGCAAGTCTATCTATATATGTTGGTTGGATTTCGTTGTAGCAATGATCAAGGTATAGCTTTACTGGATCATATTCATTTTCATGAGCTACTTTCAAAAGGCAATCAATTGCCATTTCTTTAGGCACTTTATAACCAAGCTCTGCAAGTGTGAGGTAAAAAAGTTCAATATTTTTTATTACTTTGCCATCCATTTCTATTGAATGAGAAAAAGTATTAAATCGAATTTCTTGTTTTAAGTTGCGTAAAAAGTTTATAAGTTCCTGAGATGTAAGTTGTTCTAATTTACGAGGAACAGGAATTGATTCTTCTGCTGGTTTTATTGAAGTTGGAAAAGAACGTGGTGGTGGAGTCCAACCATCTTCTGATGCAAACTTTTGGAGAGTTCCAAGGGAAACCCCAGATGATTTAAATGATGCCCATTTCTTTTCACATTCTCCTGATTGGTATTTACTGTTTTTCTGTGATAACTGTTCCCAATCAAGGAGAAGTGAGTTATCGCCAACTGAATGTGCAGCCATGCCAATTTTGAGCCAAGCATCATAATCATCAAGCCTATTAGGATTTATTGATTGAAGAAGTGAACGTGCTTTATCTGTATCTGAGTTAAGAGTTTGTATCTGCGGAGTTTTTGTTGTTTTCTTTTGCTCCATCATCTTTTCGATTATGGCAAATGGAACTTCTGCAATTTCAAGATCAGAGGGTGAGCGATTTTCCATCCACCTGTAACCGTCAGTTTTTGGATGTTTACCAGATACTATTGATTGCGTACCATTCCACCGCAGTTCGATCTGTTCAACAGAACCATCCTCATCTTTTACACCTGTCTGAAATTTGCGTGTTTTTATTTTTGACCAATATTTTTCTGGAACTTGGTAAATTATCTGAAATCTACCAACTCTACCTGATGTAACCATCCATGAAGGTGGTAGTGAGGAAAGAGAAAAACCCCATTCACCTAATATCTTTGCGGCTGATGGGCCATCATGGTCTAGGAATAGCAGACCCCCTGAAGGAACACCACAACATACACCGATACCTGTTGATCTGTTGGAGGAAATTTCTTTAAATAATTGTGAACGTGTAAGAGGGTTATTTTGCCAATCATTTTGGTATGGTCTTTTATTTTGAACGGCAACAAAACCCCAGTGCTTTGGCAAGCGAAATAATTCTTCTTTTGTATCCATTGTTAAGCAGCCTGCTCCATTTTTTCAGAAACTATTAATCTGAGTAAGCAAGATCTTGATTCAGACCCTTTGTTATCATCAAGCCATTTTATCTGACCCTGAGAAAGTTGAATATTGATTGTTTTTAAAGTTTGCTCTTGTTCCATATTTAGGGTTGATTATGTGTAACTATAGGGTAAGATAGCACTAAATCTAGTATGGTCAATGGTTAAATTAAGAGACTATCAAAAAGCAGCAAGTAGAAAGTTGACCAGGCTTTGTCAGATTAAGAAATGTGGTTATTTAAGTGGTGAGTGTAGAACAGGAAAAACACTTGTTGCATTATCTGTTGTCAGAAATATGGCGCTTGAAAAGGTGTTAGTGATTACTAAGAAAAAAGCAATACCGAGTATTGAGAGTGATATAAGAAAGATGAATCTTGAAAAGGTAGTATCTGTTACTAATTTTGAGATGCTGAAGAAGTTCAGAGGATCAAGTTGGAATATGATTATTGTTGATGAAGCTCATAGTGTTGGTGCATTTCCAAAACCGTCACAAAGATATTTGAATATCTTGAAACTAAGATATAACAGTATTATTTTGATGAGTGGAACACCAAGTCCTGAGAGCTTCAGCCAGTTATATCACCAGTGGTCTTTAACACCTTTTCTTTGGAGTAAATATCAGAACTTTTATAGATGGGCTAGTGATTATGTTGATGTGAAGGAGAAAAGAGTTGGAACTGGTGTTGTAATTAAAGATTATTCAGAAGCCAAGCAAAGCAGAATATTAAAGGACATTGAACCTTATACAGTGCAGATGACCCAGAAAGAGGCAGGCTTTACTCAGGAAGTTGAGGAGGAAGTTCACATGGTGAAAATGTCGAGAAGAACATACAGGTTGGCATTGAGGATTATTAAAAACGGTGTTATTGGTAGACCTGGAGGAAGATCAGTCGTGGCAGATACTGGTGCAAAGGTAATGAGCAAATTAAGGCAGATTTATAATGGTCATGTTATTACTGAGAATCATGGTGCTGTTGTATTTGACAAAAGCAAGATTGATTATATAAAAAATAACTTTAGTGGAAGAATTGCCATTTTATATTGTTTTATTGCTGAAAAGAAAATGCTTGAGGAATGTTTTGGACATAAAGCAACAGATGATCCAGACATATTCAATGCCGTCAGTGATTCTGTTTTTATCGGTCAAGTCAAAAGTTGCAGAGAGGGTGTTAATTTAAGCAGTGCCGATCACTTGATCTTTTTGGGAATAGATTATTCTGCACTTAGTTATTTGCAGGGCAGAGAGAGAGCAAGTTTTCTTGGCAGGGATAGAAAAAATAAAATACATTATATTTTTGCTGAGAAGGGAATTGAGCCAAAAGTTTATCAGGTAGTACAATCTAAGGAAAGCTATACGATTAAGCATTACAGGAATGACCGAGGCACAATATCAGAAGAAGCTGATCGACAGGCACGAGAAAGAAGGATGGACAGTAATCAAGTTAATTATGTGCAACCGAGCTGGTATGCCTGATTTAATTTGTATGAAACCAGGGGAAGTCAAGTTTATTGAGGTTAAAGGCCCGAAGGGAAGGTTGAGCGAGATTCAAAAATATAGGATTGAGGAGTTAAAAGAAAAGGGATTTGATGTACAAGTAATGAAACCTTGTTGACAACTCTCTATAGCGTCTATACACTCTAGAGAGTATATGTCTTACATTCACTAAATGACTCTTACTACTTATCCAATGCGTGAAAAGAAATCACAGCAAATAGGTAATTATCTCTTAGATGAGATAACACCAAAAGCTCTAAAGCTTGAAATGGACAATAACCCTCATGCTCTTTCTGATCGAATGTTAAAAGACCCTAGTTGGGAATCTTTTGTATGGAACGGAACTTTTTTGACATCTCCAATGATGGCATTAAGAGGTGCTGAAAAGCATGGTTTGAATCAAAACAAACCTATTCCTATTGCTGATATTGTTAACTCAGTTAATAACTATCTAACTTCTTTAGGTAAGAAAACTATTACTGATAATTCAGTTTTATCAAATCTTAAAAAAGCAGCAAAATATTTAAATACTGCTTATAACCTTGTTTTAAGACCTGATACTTTAAAC